GTACCTATGTAGATACTTCTTACAGTTACCCTCTAAGTAACCCATGAACATCATAGTATCCATGTTATCTCTCATATAATCTATACACTCTATCTCGCCATCACCATAGTGTGGTGGCTTATTTACTATATCATCCATCTAAGCTCCTATATCTACTACTTCACATACGTCCCCCCTGCAAGCAAACGTCTGACTTGAGTTAGTACTATCTTCTTTTTCGTATTCTGTCAAGGCTGACCAGTCTATTTTCTCTGGCATTAGTGACAATAATGTCACATACTCACTCTTCATTATATCCTGATAAGGTGCTTGTTGGTACGTGTGTTCGTTGTAAGGTAAGAAGGACACGCCTGACATCTCATCAAAGTGTTTGTAGACAAACGCTCCAACCTCAAACCACTCATCCTTTCTTACGTTGATAGTTACACTAGGCTTGTGCTCACACCAATGTCTCTGATACATGAGCCATGTCTCTAGCTGATCTATAGCTGACATATCCTCAGTAACTATAGCGTTGGTTGGTGACTTGATAGGGAAGCTGAACACTGTAGTCTGATCAGGTTTCATTACACAAGGTTCACTAGGTATTCCCTGATCCTTCATAAAGGCTGTCAGTGGGTCTTTGTTATCACCTCTTACTGTTCTGATGTAATGCTTGGAATGTCTTGCGTGGATACCTGAGGCACTGTCAACGAGTTGACTGACTGTTCCTGAGGGTTTGACGCAGGTAATAGCAGTGGAAGGATTAATCCCAAGAGTATTAGCCAAACTATTATTTGTGTTAACTGCAACCTGTCTAAGATTTTCGAGATTCTTTGATAGCCCATTGCTCTTACTCGTTAATAAAGGGTTGTCCATTATACCTGTCAGGGATACACCTAGCAGACGCTCTTCTTCTGTGTTGTCTTTCCATATCTTACGAAGGTAAGGAAACTTAGTGTAGGTAGACTGTATAGTTCCTAGTGTTGTAGCTATCCTAACCTTACGTGCTAGGTCAGCGAAGTTATCACCAGACCTAACAACAACCTCTGTCAAGTTACAGAACTGGTAAGGTCTAAGTATGATTTCGCTGCACGGGTTGCACCCGAACTCGTAGTTAGGATCACGCCTACCATACTTAGCAGCTTGTGCCTTGCTTGCTTCTCTGTTGAAGATACCTCGCTCACCACTACCTGATTCGACTAGAGCCATCCACTCACGCATGAACGACAGGCTATCAGGTTTCTCTGTGTAGGCTACGGAGTTGTTAGCTAGAGCACGTTGAGGATCGTTAGTCCACCAGTCACCTGACTTAGCGTGTCTCATCCTATCATCTGACAAGTTAGACAGACTAATCATAGCTGACCTACGGACACCACCAACTACTACAACCTCGCCAATCTTACACATAAGATCGTGACACTCTATTGATGATAGCTTACGTCCTTGTGCGTCCTTGAATATCTTTATAGAGAAGTTGAACAGGTCAACCAAAGGAGCAGGGCCACTAGCTCTACCACCAAATGTTTTTAGCCTAGCACCTGCAGGTCTTACCTTTGATACATCCCACTTAGGTATCTCTCCTGCCCACAACAAGGCTAGTATCTGTCTAAAAGATTTAGCCCAACCCTCTTTACTGTCCTTGACAACGACTGTAGTCTCACTATCGTAAAGCTCAGGTACTTCAGGTAGCTGCTGTACGAACTGTCGTTCTACTGAGAAGCCTACACCAGTACCACAAAGCAAGATAAACATAGCCTCATCAAATGACTTAGGGTCATCGACAGGTAGGTAGCTGCAGTTGTAGCCTGATGTGTTGTCTCTATCCAATGCCTTACCTGCTGTCATCATAGCCCTCATGCTAGGCATAACCTCTAGGTTAAGTATTGATTCTTCTATCTGTTTGACAAAACTGTCTTTACCCATGACAGGTATGACTACATTCTCCATGTATCTGTCAACAGTCTCAGCCCAAGTCTCTCTTCGTTGTTCTTTCTCTAGCCAACGTGCGTATCTGCTTGTGTGTATGAACGCTTGGTAGTCTGTTGGTAAGTAGTTGTTCATCTTTTATCCCCATTCCCTCGTAGTGTTCCTCGTTTCTGTCTGCTATGTAACTTCTCTAGGTTACTATAAGCTACGTTTTCCATATCAACATTCAAGTCTCTACATAGTGCAGCTATATACCAGAGACAATCTCCTATCTCGTCAGCTATAGCCTCACGATCAAAGTCTCCATCCCTCATAATCTTCTTGACTTTGTTTGCTACCTCTCCTGCTTCAGCAGCTAGACCCAAGGCAGGGTATATCACTGCGTGTTTCTTATCGTAGATAGCTGTCAATGCAGCTTGTTGTTGGTACTTACCCATATCAAGAGGGTCTTGGTTGTAGTATTGAAAAGCATTTATATCGTCTAGAGTTATCACTGTTCTTGTTCCTTCCACTGTTTTATCTCAACATCCAAATAAAAGTAATCATTCATGTTGATTGTACCATCATCAACTAACTTACGTATGATTGCTTCGTCATCTAAATCATTCTGTTCCATCAATAACTGTAGTCCGTAGTTATCGACAAGAGCTTCTATCTTACTATCATGGTCAAACATTGTCAAGCCTTAATGTACCCAAAGGTACGATTCTGTATTATAAATTATAGGTTCCACTGATGTTTTTATCTGATTCATAAAAGTGTAGGCAGAGTTGAAATCTTTGAAAGGAACTTCGTCCTCAAACAACATACCTTTTTCTTCTATCTCACAAAGTAAAGTCCACTTATCACCGTGATCATAAGGACCATCTATGTATTGGTGTACTTTAATCATCATTCTTCCCCTTAAACCTATGCTTAAAAAACACTATAGCATTTATTGTTGTATTTATTGTAACCATAATTAGTATCCACCACTGCCACCAAACTAAACCACCGAGTTCAAACATATCTTTTTCTTTCTTTCTTTTATCCAGTCATGTGGTATTACTTCTTTAGCAAATAAGAAGCCGTAGTAATCACACCAGTCTGCATAGGTACTCTTTGCACCCTTGTTTAGTCTCTGGTAAGGATTACTAAAGACAAACCTTATGTCAAGCTCAGGGTGTATCTCTTGTATCCACTTGTGCTTGTTCCTGTCAGGTAGAGTAAACCTACCCTTAGTCTCTACTATGATACCGTTGGGTAGGATAAAGTCAGGAGTATACTTCCTTACTCTCATATCACGCCACTGTACCTTTAGTGTCTCGTACTCAAACTTGACACGTTTCTTTGTAAGGTACTTAGCGTTACGTTCTTCTAGTCCTGATCTGAATCTGTGAACTTGGGTGGTTGCCATATCTGTTCTTCTTCTCTTCTTAACCAAAGTAATCTACCATTCTCGATGACTCTATCTTCATCACCATCGTAAGCTCTGACACACTCTTCATACAACTCTTGCTCTGTCTTACAGTCAGCAAGTATCTTATCAGCTTTCTTAGGGCCAACGCCATAGATACCTTGTATGTTATCTGCTGAGTCTCCTGTCAGTATCTGCTTGTAAAAGAACTTGAGTCCACCAAACTCTTCTACTGTCTGCCATGATCTCTTGTGTGGGTTGTAGTGTGTACATGGTAGCTGTAACATATCTTTGTCTATTGATATGACAATCCTGTCAGGGTTAGACCATATACCTATAAGGTCATCAGCCTCTTCATCCTTGGACACAATAGCTTTCCAGTTATCAATAAGGTGCTGCCTAATATCACCAAGGTGTACAGGTTTCTCTTGCTTCCTGTTGCCTTTGTATTCTCTGGTGACAGCAATCTTCTTTCTGAAGTTACCCTTACCTGTCAGGAATATCTGGTACTTGTCATCAGTTACTTCCCACAGTACTGCCTCAAGTGCAGTCTCTAGTAGCTCATCAATCTTTTCTACTGCTGCTTGTGTTTCTTCATCTGCACAGGAGAAAGCTGCACGATAAGCAAACGGATCACCATCAACCAGTATTTGCAAGTTGTCGTTCTTTTGCACGTTGCCGTTCCTTCTCTGTCATTGGCCTAAGTATCTCGTCACTATAGTCCACTATGATTCCTGTGTTCCACTTACTACGTTCTATCTCTGCTGCTTCGAAAGTATCGAACAGCTTTGGTTTGTAACCCTCTGTGGTATTACAAGGCCATGACTCAGGTACGTAGTTGTAGTCCTCGTCTGTATCAAACATAATCATTACTGCGTATTTCATATCTAACCTCAGGGAAAAAGGACAGGGCCGAAGCCCTGCCAGTTACAACGAAAGGAGTACATGGGTTGTTACCAACGATCCTCTGTATCCATTTCTACAAATGGTACGTGTTCGAGGATGCCGACTTTCTCTAATCTAACTGAGGCAGTAGCACCTTCCCCATAGATAGAGACCTTAACCTTGGCCTTAGTGCCGTTACCAAGAGCACCGTCTTCGATATAGTCCCAAGGTTTATTGGTAGTGCCGTGGGTAACGGATGGCGCACCACCAAAATCTTCAATACCAGAAGGGTGTTTGTTAGGACGTTTGAGTTTCATACCTGCACGATTGTCTGCTGCAGAGATTGGCTTGATCATACGGTTGCCCATTGATTCCTCAGGGAAACCTAGCTCAACAATCTTCTGTAGCTCATCATCGTCCTTGGGTACGAACACAGTATTGAACTGTCCTTCTGTACGTTCATGGTATTCTGAGTCATCTATGTTGTCCTCAAAGATACGTGCATAATACAAGTCACCTTCGAATACACCATACTTAGTTTTCTTCTTAGTAGTCATTATAATGATCCTCTTTACTGATTCGTTTCTTCAACCTATACTCAAATGCTTTCAATGTCAAGCAAAAAATGATAGGAGATAGTGAAAAAATTATTGGGCCTATCACTAATGTGTGTCCTTCCAATTATATCCTATGTCAGTTGATCCTGCGAGTGGGCAGACCATACCAAACTTTTCACCAGTGTCAACAATAGATTGCCTTTGTATCTTACCTAGTAGTTCAGCATCTTTCATCTGCCCACGCACTTCTGTTTGCCACTCATCATGGGGCCAAGTCACAAGCTTAAACTCAAGGAACTGTCTCTTAGCTTTGTGTACCCAATCAAGTGACGAATGTTTCATTATGGTTGACTCACCATTCTGAAGCATACCTGCTAGTGTCTTGTGTTCTGAGGGTACGTTAACCCTGCGCCCATCAAGACCTTTGAAATAACCACGTTTAGCTATGTGTGGTATAACTTTCTTCTTTAGATCAGCAAGACCTTCTATTGATTGCATGAAGTTCTCTACTG